CTACGAACATCATCATCTGTCCGTTTAGCCCAATTAAGATGCTTATGTACAGCTCCTGGGTTCTTGGAAGGATGATCCATTTCATCATGTGTCGGCATCCCTACCTGTATCCTATCAGCTATAGACTTCGCCTCCTGCGCTAACCCATCCCTATTGCCACCCCTAGCTGTCTTTGGTTTATTATCATGAATAACCTTATCCAGATAATCTCTCTGCTTCTTTAAAGCATTGGTATCAATACCCTCACTCCTGGTTGTGCCAGGATTAGTCTCTAAATGCTTTAATGTAGCATCTATCTCCTGCTTCTGTCCGTGTAAATCCGCCAACTCTCCATGCGTGTACGATCTTGCTCCTTCTCCAGTATACTTTCCCCTAACCATAATCTTCCTCTTTTCTTTCTTTTAGTTTTGCAGGCGAGAAATTTTTAGCCAGCCTGCTTTCCACAATTAGACCACCAACCATTATAAGAACTACTCCTGCACGCTCTGCGAAGAACATCGTGCGCTGAAACATACTCGCTATACACGCACTCAGAACGAAGAAATAGATTAAACTTGGCTTACTTCTCCACAACAACCATAAGAAGAACCAAGCGACTAGTATTACAGCAGGCACCCCCATGTACTTGCCCAACTCTAACAGATCATTATGTATCCAACCCCAGCCATAATGGTCCCCGCTGTATATAAAACCATGTATAGCATTTATACTATGGCCCCACCCTTCCCCTAACCAACTCTCCTTAATATCCGTCAATACCACTCTCCACATAATAGGACGTATTACAAACTTATACTTTAACCACTCGAATTTCCATATGCTTATGGCCCCGTACAGGATACCCAACGGTATTACTACCTCTTTTATCTTTAGTTTCCAGAATATGAACAATGCTGCTATACCCGTAGCCATGATAGGAGTCATAGACCACCCTATATACCCGCCAGTAGCTACATCAAAGCCCTTAAAGACTATGGCATGGATCATAATTATAGCTGCTGGGATACAATACCATCGTGGGCTCTTAGCATTATCAGCTACAGTCTTTACCAGCAGGACCCCAAACAGTATATATATAAAGCCTTCATTCATAACACACCAATTAAACCATGCCTTAGCTACCTCTCCCGTACCAAAGAGGCTATGGGCGAACATCTTGTACATAGTCCATAATACTAACAAAGCCAACGGTAGAGATATGAAATTACGTTTCTTGTGAATTACCAAACTATAACACATTAGTATTATAGTTCCATACACCAGCACCATACCATGTACTAATGTGCTCTGTAATATCTTTATATCGAACCATACTAGCATGAACATAAGACCCATTACAAAGAGATCGAAGAAAGAGGGGGCCCCTCCGAAAATTGAAAGGACCCCCCTAACTTTCATTCCTACTTATCCTCGTATATAATAGTAATTACGCAGTCCATCTCCGCAACCAAGATTAATTGATTATCAATCTTGATGGGATAAGGAAACTCAAATATCATAGTCTCCTCATCTGCAGAAGTTTCTAACTCCGTAATCATATTAGCAGCTGCCTCTAACCCGTCCGTAGTGTCATACAGCCCCACCACAGCACCCCTACCTTGAACAGTAGGAGTAATCATCACTTCAATGATTAAATCATTAGTCGTGATTTCTGTAGTAGAATAGACTTTTCTGTTCGTCACGCCGCTACTATCGCCAAGCGCAACAACCCAAGTCTTATAGCTTGCAGTCTTATACGGATCAGAACCATTATACCCAGCATAAGCATTACCTACCGTGAGCACTATAATAGCAACAAGTAGGAAACAGAATAATTTTCTCATAATTTCCTCCTTATCAGCTTACGTTATGCCCGTAAATCCAGCGGAAATCGCTGAATCCAAACGAATAACGAGTATAGACACTCCACTTAGCAACATAGGTATCAAAGTCTTTATCCTTGTTAAACTCAGTAGGTATACGGTCAAACCACTTCAAAAACAGTTTCATGTATTTAGAGTCTACCATGAACCAGTTATTTGTGTCTGAGAGCCTATTCCATACCTTAACCTTGTACCTACCCTGATTGAAGTTAGGGTCATTATAATTAGTTCCGAGCACCTTATCGGATTTAATTATCTGGTACGCCGTCTCTTCAAGGTTGGGTGGTACTATGATGGTATCATACATAATATCCATCAGGTTGTCCGTCTCATCTGTCAGGGCCATTCCAAGTATCCTGGTAGCCTCTAACGCTGTCGCAGAGAGCGCAGTCACACCGCTGTTACCAACAGTCGTGCTTGTGCCCACATACGTATGAGCCGTACTACAGAGAGCCAACGTATCTCCACCAGAGAACACAGATGTATTGAAAGCATTGTTGAATAAGCTAGCTCCGTGTTTTTCCCTTGACCGTCTTGCTATAACAGCAAGCTGCCTAGGTCTGGCGTTAATAACGTTATAAAGGTCATCATCAACAAGCTTACGCTCGACTTTGATACCCTTTACCCACTCCCTGTGCGTATAGGATGTCCTATACTGCTGTCTGAAGTCTCCATAGGGAATCGTCCCTGTGAACTCCTCCAGATCACCCATTCCGCCAATGCCAAGATCATACTCAGTAGCCTTACCCGATTTCTCAATCGAATAGAGCTGACTGACCATATCACCTGGCTGCCCGAACTCATCCATAAATATCTTCCTGAGTCCTGGATCAAGCAGATAAGCGAATTGTTCACTCGCAATAATACCCATTCTACTCCTCCTTTATGCTACGATGCTGTAACAGCCGAACAGTACACATGATCTAACTGAACTATATCACTAACGAACTTCAAGTTCGAGTCAGTTAAGCCATTATGTGCCTGTGCCCGCAAGGGTTCTCTCACCCTATAAGGACTCTCTACGTAGTTTTCAACCGTATGATACGAAATAACCCCACCAGCATCATTTGCAGCAAGATTCGACAGTTTAGTCGATTCCCCTGCTGTAGCTCTGACACTGTGTATCCTATGGTTGACCTTCCTGATTAACAGACCAGAATCACTCGTTGTAGTCGTCATAGCCGACAGTAAAGTCCAATTCGCTGTCGTGCTAGTTGTGGTAATATACCTCAACTGACCTGCATTAGCATCTGTTGAACCAGCAGGAACTACATAGAACCAACTACCTTCAACATACCGTTCAACCGTGTCCGTATAGGTGGTTGTCCCAGCATTTGCAGCACATGTCCAATAGGACGCACTTGAGTCGTCCCATTCAAGCTCATATACCGCATACGGGTTGATGATAGCCTTACCATACCTGCTACCCTCAGCTACTGTACTAGCAATCGAAGAGATCGCATCAGTAGTCGTGGTTGCAGCGGTAGAGATAATGTCACCCCAATCCGCTTTAGATGTAGTTGTGATCGTCTCATTACACATTCCAAGAGCATCAACACCACAAGTGGATGTAAGCGCATTGCTAGTAATAAAACCAGCACCTGCTGTGCCTGCTATAAGATCCGCTGCCTGCAACATTTCGCCATAAGCTATTGTCGCTGCAGCATATATAGGCACATCCCTTATGATTGCTTCTGCCCCTGTTAGGTCATAATGATACTTAGCCATTTTAACTCCTTTGCTTTACGGAATAGGGTACGGTACTATGTTTCAAGCAACAATCCTATCCGAAGGGCTTCCTGCCCTTATTGTTTTTCCAAGTCTCGACTAATTGCCGAAACTTACCTTTCCCATACACCTCATAAGGATGACCAGGGTTGTTAGTGAAGTCATATATAATAGTCTTATGACACTTCTTACAGCGGTATCTAATACGGTATCGTGAAGCATTCTCCACGAAATCCCATTTAGACGCTCTGCAGTAAGGGCATAACAACTCTCCACGAAACGCTCCTGGGTTTACTTTTCCCTTAATCGGTACCTGCGAAGTTATTATATCCACGAAGACCTCCTACTTTGGTCCTGCCTTTATATTCTTAAGATAGTCTTCGATAGATACACCCATCGCAGCAGCAGCTTTAGCTTGCATATCACTAGCTTGAACACCAGGACCAGTAGCAGGTTGACCTGTCCCACCAGTTATACCCTGTACGTTCTCACCAGCCTGAAGCCGTTTAATCACATCATCAATAGCCGCATCCTTTACAGTCTTGGTTACTTGGTCAGATACCTTACCCTTTTCGATAAGGTATGCCATCTCAACCACCCCTGGCATGGAGCGCTGGTTTAACGGTATATTCCGTATATAATCCATAGCCTGAGTCTCATACTTATCAAAGTCAGAGAATTTACCTCTAGCCTGACTCTTCTGAAACGTCAACCCTGTATTTATACGGTCATACCAATCAAGTGCCATCGCTACCTGCATATTTACAGCCTTCTGAGGGTCCCCTTCGTCCCAGGCAGCCTGTATCTTCTGCTGCACTTGAGCTTGGACATTATCAGTTGGTTGTGGGGTCGGATCCTGCACAGGAGGGGTTGGTGATGGTTGACCTACTTGGCCTTTCAGCACATCCCTCTCTGATTCAGCTGCCCTACGCCTATCACGCTCTTGTTGTAACGCAGCGAGCAACTGCGATTTGTCCGTGTTTTCGCCTGGACTTGGCGTGCTTTCCCCTGGTTTTGGCGGGTCTGCAGGGGGTGTACCCGGTGGCTGCCCTGCTGGTACAGCCTGTGGATTTACAGCAGGTTTCGGTTCTTCTACCATCATATCCTCCTCCGCTAGTTTACGTCCTGCGGGCTGACAGTTTCTCGATCTATTATGTTTTGAGGAAGCTTCTGAAACCCCCTCAACATCTTCAGTCGTTCCTGAGTCCTAGCTATTCGCTCAGGTACCTCAGTGAACTCTAACGTATTACGCTCATGCTCAATCATCTTATCGAGCTCCTTACGGACTACCTCCCACAGCGGATGCTGCTTCAAATCTATAGCTTGCTCTCTGTTCATTAGAACATCCCAAATATCTTTTTGAAAATCTTGGGGCCATTTAACTGCACTACACCAAACAAGCTGTAATTCTTGTTATTGAAATCAAACTTGTTCTGTGCTTCTATACTCTCTAAACCCCAATCATTCAATCCACCCTCAAACTCCCATATGGTCAAATCCACACCAATCCCAAGCCTTGCTTTCTGCTTGTATATAGTATCGTTATCCGTATACTCATGATTATGAGGAAGAACATTGTTTAGCCATGAATCAACGTAATTTCCTCCACCAGTTGTATCCGCTCCAGCCACTACCCCACTCACCAACAGCAACCCCAAAGCTACTATCAATACCCTCATTTCTTCCCTCCCCTTTTCTTTTTCACTACCTTCTTAACAGTTACATTCTTCGCTGGAAGAGCTGCCAACAGCCCATCCGCTCCCATCCTGTCTAACAATACGGCCAATATCTCTTCATTAGTCGTTCCAGCTCGTAACACAGCACCCTTCTTAATTAGAGTCCCTGGCCCTGCTACGGTAGCACTGAACGCAAGGGATTCCTTACCCTTCTGCCCTACACCGTATGTTATCTCAATTTCGTATACACCATCCTTCAGTTTCCTCATTCCATTCTCCCTCCTTTATCTGTTGCCTACGGCTTGAGGACTTGGCGCTGGGCCAAGTATCTCATTCTTTATAGTTTCAGGGTCAGCTCCCTCAGCTACCCTTTGCCGTATCTTTTGCTGCAGCTCATCAGGTAACGCCCCTGGCTGCATCTGTGGTGGTGGTTGCTGTACAAGTAACTTCTCTATATCTTTAAACCCAAACAAATGTGCGATACGCTTGTTAATCTCCATACGATTAACTGTTGGGTCATTCATGGTAATCTCTTTAAACCTCAACAGCTGCCCTATCTGAAGCTCTTTATTCATAGTCTCAGACAATCCTGTTGGGAAAAAGAATACCTTTGCTTGTAAATGCTCTGGTTTAAGCTGAAACCCTTGTGGGTTCTTCATCACATCCTCACCAATAAGCATTATTAACTGTGGTCGGGTCATGAACTGGTGCAAGTTACTATAAAAGAACTGTGCAATCTGTTGTATACCATCGACTTCCATCATTCTTATGACAGGTTTGAACCTGACACCCGCTGCACTCTGTAATAACTGTATACCCATAGCCGTTCTATGCTGCTTACCCTTCTCATCAGGCTGTAACGGCACTACCGCACCTGTAGACTCCCTGAAATCTTCCGTAGCTAGCTTCTCCTCTTGATAACTGGATGCTGTAACATCATGAAACTCAAAGGGTTTCATAGATCGGTCAACGTCTTGGACCTTATGCCATTTACCCGGTTTAGATACACCCAACGATTTAGTATTGATCATATTATCGTTGCCATCATATACGCCTTGCTTATTCAAAACTAAGTCAACATTGTCCAACCGTTGGTTAATAAGCTTATTCACCCGCTCCTGAGATGATAGTCCGGCATCCCCAACCCCTACACCGAACCAGTTGGGTTTTATATCCTCAAATAGTTTCAGCTTGATGAAGGGAGGTAGCTGATGATTGTAGGGATTAGGGATAGCTCGGACTTTAATGCTTCTATTAACCACTATAATCCAATGGGGTACCGCTTTCTTCGTGACAGGTTTCTTATCATCCTCATACGTATAGTCGTAAGGACCCCAATACTCTAGTAACTCAAACTGGTCCCGCTGGCGGGTCTCTAACAACTTCCCGTCAGGGCCGTATATTACACTAGCTTTAGACACAGGAGACTCTGATTTAAGAGCTTTAGCGAGGTTCGTAAACTTGAAGTTAGGGTTCTCAGCTAAAGACTTGAGATGTTCCGCATCTACAAATCGCCTACGTATAATCGGTAGATTATCCCACATATACATCTTATCAGGATTAGGGAACATCTCAAAGTATGACACAAACTTAGCATCAGGCCTGCTCTCTATTAACGTATATACCCTATCCCCCGTCTCAGATATGGTCCATCCTTTACGATGTAACCATGTACCTGCTTCCATATACCCTGTACCCAATAACGTTGCCTGACCAATACCAGGATAGATATGTCCCTGTACATTAGATACCCTGAAATAGTGTTGGAGAGCTGATTTAACAACTCTCCCAGCTTCTTCGGGGTTGTCCCCCTCGACTCTGCAGTCTACAGGTGCATCATCAGGGAATAAAGCGGAGAAAAGCCGAGGTGATATGGTTTGTTCCGCCCCCATCATGAGGGGTTTATGTACAGCGTTCTGCCAGTCATACGACCTTTTTTCAGCTTTCCCCCGCCATTTATCGTATATCTTATTAGCCCTAGCAAACCTGTCAGCATGATAGCGTTCATACCGCTCGAACTCCCTTATAACATATTCAGTCATTGGGTCTTTATTCTGTGCCTTCTCAGCCATCACTTTCCCCCTTTAGATAATTCAGGGCTCTCTTAATAATATCCATCTTATCCTTAAATAACCCTAGAGCCTGATTGCAAGAATTACATAATAATCCACGAACTGTGTTAGTAGAGTGACAATGGTCTACATCAAACCTCTTACCCAACTCCATCTGGTGGATTCCGCATACGGCACACCTATTACCCTGCTTCTTCACTAACTCATCATACTGTTCGGCAGTCATGCCATACTTTTTCTCTAGCATTCTCTTTCTTCTCTGAGCTATACCATGCGCTGAAGCATTATACTTTCTCTGAGACCTTCGGAAGCTCTCAGGATTCTTCGCACGCCATGCCTTATCATATGCTGGACCGTTCCAAGTCATACTTAACTCCTCTCCACTAAATCATGATAACTACTCCTACCATCACCATATGCCCTAGTCTGTCTCGTTGGGTACTTAGTATACTCCCCTGTATACACTACCTCTTCCTCTTGTTCATGTAATTTATGATACCTCGGACCAGCATTGAGTATATACCGCAGGTTATCAAGGAAATGATCGTTCTTCTTCTTCGGTTTCTGTTTGGGGTCATGATGCTCTGGCCGCATCGTGTATTCGTCCCACATATAGTGCTGGAACTCGTAGATTGTTCGCACGCAGTTCCTTCCAATGCGGAGTTTCGGGAGGTTCCGTCCAAGCAGGTGGGAGTATTCGGGCCGAAGAGCTTGTCTGACATTAGATATACCAAGATCAAAGTCATTATTAGCACGGCTGCAATAAATCCCATACTTCATTAGCTCCTTTCGTACATTAAAACCGCCTACGAGAGCATCCGACTTGTCCATTGCAGGATCTATGAACCTTCTATGAGCGGGCATGTCTGCCTCTTGTGCCTTAATAGCCATACCAATATCCTTCAGGCTCATATTCTCACACCATAACTCATCATATATGTATAACTGGTCCTTCTCATCTACGGCTACCCATAGGCAGGCTGTAGGAG